AAAGCGTATATCTATCATCTTCCCATTTTGGTGAGGCTAAATTGAATCCGGCATAAAATGTTGAATATTTAAAAAAGTTTGATATAACACCCTGCCCAAACAAAGATGTTGATAACAATAATCCTATAAGTAATTTTTTCATATTATATCTCCCAATTATAAATATAAGTAGTAAATATCGACATATTAAAATTAATCTTTATATTTGGTATTATTTTCATATTTAAATATCTAATCTAATCTTAAATGTCATTGACATATCATTGCGAATTTTTATTGGTCTTGGCAAGTTTGCTATAATAATAGGCTCAGTCAAAGGAATTAATTTATTTCTACCAACATCATACGTGCCTAATCCTCTGTCGTGCTCGCTGTATAAATGAATTGAATTTACATATGGTGACCAATTGCTTCCAGTAAATTTTGATGCAATATATTGTGATTCGTTAATTTTATTAAAATTACTTCCACTATAAAAATCTTTAATTGTTGCATTCATAGTATAATTATATTCTTTAGGCTCAATTGTTACAATATATTCATGAGTATAAATTGTTTGAGTGGCTTGAAGTACCAAAGTATAATCATTTGTACCAACATCAGTATAATTAATACTTGCAGAATATGATCCGGTATCTGTAATTGTAACTATACCATAATCATAAAATATGTTTCCAACATAATTATCAGAAGAAGATGGACTAGTAACACTTTGAGATATAGTATGTCCTACTGGATATAAATTTCCATGACCATCATCTTGAATTGTAACTTCTTTTGATGTTGAATTATCTATAAGTTTAAAACTTCTGGGTTTAATTCTTTCCCCGAAATACTGTTGTGGTATTGAAATGATAGAACCTGAACTATAAAATTTATTAACATGCTGTGGGTTATTTGCGTGAGGATGTGCTAAACTATATGACCATTTATTAAAATCTAAAGACTCTGCCTCTCTTAAAGCAGAACCACTCTGATAAAATAAAGTATGTAAAGAATTCCAATAGCTACCTGATTCGGTATGCTTAAAATCAGAATTTTGATTTTTAGAACCAGATCTATATTGAACAGATTTTAAACCAGAAGAACCAGAATGTAATGCTTGAGTTTTATATATTATGGTTTCTGTAATAGAAACATCTGATTTATTAATTGGTTTGAAAACAAACATTTCATATTGTCATATTATTAATATGTAAGTTTTACTTTAATTGTTGCCTCGCTATTAAAATTCTTTTTCAACGGGGTACTTAATTTTCCAATTGCGACAAGCTGTCCATTTGTTCCATATAATCCTATACCAGAAATATACGTAACTGGATTGCCCCACATTGACCTATGTCTAATTTCATTTGCTGATCCACTAACAAACGTTGGATTATTGCTAAAATTCATATTAGTTGTTTTTACTCTACAAAAATAACTTACAGAAAGTTGATCTTCTTCAGATCTAAATTTTAAATAAGTTCCGTCTTTTTGTAAACAATTAATAAATCTAAGAGCGTTTTTTGAATTGCCAATGACACTCAAATTGGGAGCAAACCCACTACAGCTTACAAATGATGCATCAGTTCCACCTTTATTAAAACTTGCTGTCATATTAATTCCAGCAGCATATCCAGGTATGCTCGCAGACAATTCAGCACCACTGAATATCATTGCGCTCATTTCAGGAAAAAACCAACCATAAGTTCTTGTAGCTGCTGCAGTCTGTACACTTCCCTGTGATCCACTTACAATATTGTAACGTGGTCCAGCAACAGTTGCTGTTGCTGTTACAGTATTACTATCATCTGTTAGATGAAGAAGCTGTGATCCTGACCCTACAGAATTTGAACCACTCAAAACAATCGTCCAATTCTTTTTATTTAATCTATCTTTAGATAATGATCTTTTACCAACAAAAGCATAAATATCTTCATCTTTTACTGACGCTGAATAATGAACTCCAGAAGTTCCAGCTTTAGAAATTAAAAATCCACCAGAAACTTCAGACTCATCTAACAGGGCCGAAGCCCATTGGCCATAAATAGCTTTTGTTTTTCCCTCAACGCTTCCGCCATCTGTAAGTGATCCTGACCCTCCAGCATGACCATAAGCAACAGAAAATTGTGTTGCAACGCTAGACGATTCGGGATGTTTCTGTGCAATATTAAAGTAATATCCCTCATTTGTATCTGCTAACGAAGAAGTGTAAATCTCAGTATTATCAAGAGTACCTCCACCACCCGTAAAATAACCAGTTGTTACCTTTGAAGTATCAAGAATGGCATCTTCACTTTGCATACCAGTCCAAAGATCTCCAATATTAAGTGGAATAAGCGTACCACCAACAACTGTTGGTGCTCCAACTTGTTGTACTGGTACATCCTCAATAATTCCACCTTTTCCAGATGAAACAGCTTCTGGAATAGCTGGTAGCGTTGGACGACCTAAAAGACTGCCTATACCTTTTTCACCTACTCCTAAACTACCCCGATCTCCTAAAAGACCTGGTAGATTGCCTCGACCTCCTAAACGCGGGGCTGCTCCACCTCCTAAACGCGGGGCTGCTCCACCTCCTAAACGCGGGGCTGCTCCACCTCCTCTAGGAGCGGCAGGCTGATCACCTCCCCCTATACCTGGCAAATCTCGCTCTCCTCGCTGAAGATAGCTTATTGGACCATTGTAATTATACGAGCTTTCATTTATAGTTTCATACTTTTGAGTTTCTTCATTCCATTTAAAATCAACTCTAGTATAAATTTTCTTATCTTTTACCATTTTTGATCTCCATTTAATCTATTTTAACCTCTAGCACCTTTAAGCTTGATCTTCGTTTGTGTTACAGGAACTATAATATTTGAAGTTGTTTTGTATGTACCTGTGACTTCTCCAACAAAAGTTAAAGTTGTAGAATATGCTGTATCTGTTGCTGCAGGATTAAATGAGACTGTAGCCCATCTATTTGCAGCTGGAGTCAATAACATTGCGCCGGCCGAACGAATATCTGCTTCTGCAATGAATTGATGAGAAACACCAGAAATATCACGCCATGCACCAGCTAATGGATGCAAAAGTTGACGATTTGGACATATAACCCAATAATTTTCTGGTTGTGTAAAGTTTGCTGTTGTTACTCTCCATTCTCTAACATTTGCACCAGTCGCTATAGTTCCAGCTTCAAAAGCACTTGGTTCTTCAAGCTGTAATAATGGAAGCGCAGTAGAATCCTTTGGTAGAGTTACAAGCTTGTTTCTCATAAAATATTCACCCTGTGGTGAAGCCTCAGTTTGTGGAAGCTCTTCTATTGCTTCACCATAATACGCTGATCCACTAGGGTGACCCGTATTCCACAAATTATAATCTATACCTGTATCAGACAGACAGAAGCCTTGTATACCCAAGGACTGCCCCTGAGCTAAAAGCTTTCTTCCCTGCTTTGTTAATACAGCGTCTACAGTTATCGTTGAACCATCTAAATATCCCATCTGAAATCTCCTAAATTAGATTACATAAACTTTTATTTTTTGAAAGAAGTTTTATTACATTCAATTTCATATATAAATATAAGAAGTATCAAAAAATAATCTATTATTAACTTCTATTTATTCTTGTTCCCTTTAAATTTGGTTTACCTCTTAAAACAACAAGCGAATCATCGCCAGTTACAGTAACAGAATAAAATGATGCCGTCGAAACATCCTCCCAAGTTTGGGCTGTATTTTGTAAATATGATCCCCCAACATTTTTATATCCATTAATAAAATTATCTCTCATTGGATCTTCACTAAATTTTATATAATGATTAGAGGGATAAAGAATTTCGCCATCTGATCTTGTTGCGAAATACGCAGTTTTTCCAACAGGTCGACCGTCTTGGGGTCCATCAACGTTATTTCCAGCTTTGACATATGATTTATATATAAATCCCTTACCTTTATCTCTGATCTCTCTATTTAAGAAAAATTTAGTATCTGACCAATCTGTATGTAAATTTCCAACATTGGCTGAAAATGAAGAAGATACCATCTCCATATCGCCAATCATCTGAAATATATAATCTTGTTCAAAATAATTAACATTTTGCCAAACATCATCTGCTACATTACCAGACCCACTCCAAGCCAAATTTAAAAAATGTGTATCATCAGAAGATGTTCCCCAACTGTCTGCCAAATTAATGTGTGATGCCAATGATTGTGAATTAATATATGCTTCATTTGCATTAATAGTAGATTCATATGCCATTTCGTGAGTAATATTATTAATAACATCGCACTCTATATCATTTGATGATTCATATGCCATTTCCTTTACAACATTATCAATAACATTATATTCCATATCGCTTGTTGATTCATATACCATTTCGTGAGTAATATTATTAATAACATCATATTCTATATCATTTGATGATTCATAAATTGTATCAGCCAATGAAATATCTGAAGATATTTCAATGTCATTAATATTAATTTTATATTCATCATAAATAGTTTCATCTAAATTAAAATATTGAATCATATCATGTTCAACTGTAGGAATGTCGCCAATAGCAGGACCAGTTTCGATTATAGTTTTATAACTTTTTATTTTGTTTCTTTCAAGCAGTGTTGGTTCAAATAATATTCCTATATTACTTTCAGCTGTAGTTCTGGCTGGCAATGTGTTTCTTAAGTCTTTAATTAGTGATTTATTAAAAATTTGTCTCTGAGAATTTATCCACTCATTTATATCGATTTCAATATTGTAGTGATTAAAAAAAGTATCTCTAAATGTATTAAGATCTTCATAATATGACTCGCGTAAATCTTGTGGATCACCAAACTTACCAGAAACATCAAAATCACCAAGACTATCAATAATAAAATCATTTAATATTTTTTGTGGAGAACGAACCATAGAAACTTTATTAGAACTGACTCTTTTTGATTGAGAAGACTTTTCATAAATCGTTCGATGACTAACTGTTTGTGGATTAAGATTGTTAACAACTGGTTCATTTATCTCAGGATTTATTATAATTTTATTTGTGTTTAATTGATCTGTGCCACCTATTCTAATTGAAAACTTAACAATCTCAATTGAATCTTTATCATAAAGTACTGAACCCGTTAACAGATTTGAATCTATATTAAAAGTATAATCTTTAACATTACTTAAATTTGAATCTTTTATTTTTGGGCTTGCTGAACCAGACTTCCAATTTTCTTGTAGAGCAAATCTATATGTAATCTCATTTCTTGAAGCTTCAATATTATTTCCAACAGTACTCTTTTTATTCAAAATATGTTGCTTGAACTTCGATGCGCTTAGTGTTGTAGTCCAAGCTCTAATTTCAGCCAACGATCCAGTATATGTTGTTCCCACATATAAATTTCCAGATACTGCACTATTTAAACTACCTGTACTTAACCAATTTTGATTTGCATAATGATTTGAATCTTGAGCTATTCCACCACTAATACTCATTGAAGCAGCTGCAAATTCCTTTATTTTGTCACCATCTTGCAATCCAATATACATTTTGTACTCTTGAATACCAGATCCACTAATACTACTAGACACTCGCTGTAACATTGCATTCCATAATTTACCTTGACCTTTCAAAGAAAGATAATCAGTTGACATTGAAACAGCATTTGATGCTATTGCAAGAGATCCAGTTTTAGAATTATTTAATCTAAATTCAAGTTTGCCTCGTTTACTATTACTGCCAGATGTAACCAATCGCAAATCCCATAATTTTTCTGCTCCACTACCACTGCTTTCAAAAACTATTTGATCTCTCAGTGATTTATGTGCTTTAAAAATAAATTCAATAGTATTTAAATCAGTCGCCTCATTTATCCACCAATCAAAATTAAAAATTCTACCTTTATTGTTATTGAATATGTACGAATATAGCTCACTATCTGATTTAACAAATGAAACATTTTGTGTTGATCCACCAACTCCTTGAAGAAGTTTTGATACTTCATTTGATATAATTGCTGGATTGTGTTCTTGTGTTGACCCACCATATTCATTTAATGTCAAAATATCTGGAGGGTATCCATAAATATTTAGTATTGCTTTTACACTTTCGTGAGTGCCCTTTGTTTTGTAAACATATATTAAATTATTTATAATCTTTCGCCATGTATTATATACAATTGTTTCGATAGTCTTTTCATTTGCTTCTATATCAGCTTCAGATGAACCAAAAAATTGAGAAAGACTTCCAGTGTATGGACTGATAGTTTCCCAACCAAAATTTTCTGCCAAAATCGGTAGTAAATTTGTTGGTGTTGATTCGAGTTTCTTATATCGCCGATTATAAAATGTTAAATAATTATCAATATAATTTCTAATTAAATCATAGTACTCACCAAACATATTAAGAAAAGTTTTAAGATCGTCTGCTTCAGAATCTTCTTGAATCTTTAAAGGAAGATTATTAACAAAACTGTGAATATTTCCATCATCATAAGCTGATGCTGAAGTATATAATCCAGTATACCAACTGCCCCAAGACGTAGATACAGTTTTATACATATGCGAAAACGGCAAAGCTTCAATTGGATTGTTTTTTGTCACCTTGACATCTGTTATAAAAGAAGATGTTACTGCAGAAGAATTTGTATCGTTATACCAATAAATTCTAAACAGCTCACCAGCTGGCATAAGTGAACCAGTAAATGGTACAGAACTTCCTGTTATAGCTGTTCCTAGCGTTGGATAAAAATCACCACTTAATATAATTGGATATGAACTACCAGTTGGAAAATTAGATGCAGAGCCAATCTGTTCGTCTGTATTTAAAATTTCATATTGTCTATCTTCTTCACTTGCTGAAACCCAACTAGTCATTGAATTAGTGCTTCCTTCTCCGAATTCATTTACCGCTGAACCTGTTGGTCTCCAATAAGATTGTGATGCAACATAAATAAATCTTCTCCACTCGCTTCCTGTAATACTTGGTTCCAGAATGCTTGAAGAATGAAATGCAAGTTCTGGTAATGGTGCGTTTGTACTATCATCGATTTGATAGTTTATATTTCTATTTTCCCAATTTAATCCAAACGAAGTTAGCTCCGAATTTTTTGCAATTGAATCGTGTCCTTTTAATAGAAATGATAAATAAACTGATCCACTATAATTAAAAAGTGGAGACTTTTCAACATAATACTTATCAGCAAAAAGATTTACTTTTGAACCTGTAGATGGTGACATATCAGTTGAATGTTTATAAACCATCTTAATTCCATCCATATCTCCACTAGCTGACAATTGCCCTAAATTAACAGGAGATGAAAGAGGAATTAAATTAGCACCCAGTCCTGGAGCAGAAGCTGGTGTTTCACTCTGTTGATCATAATATAGAAATTTTTCATATGAAGAAAATGTATCAACAACACTTTGAATCTTTCCAAATAAAACTTTTCTAGTACTCTTTTTAGCAATAGAATCACCAGTAATTGAAACGGTGCTTCCAGATAAAGACGAAGATAAATCAGTTAAATATCCTTCTATTTCAGAAACTTTTGTTTTAAAATTCTCTAATTTAGAGGCTGCTGATCCAAAAAAAACATGATTCTCAAAATTATTATAATCAATATTAAGATTTAAATCACTACCAGAAAATATAAAGCTTTCAATACTAGAATCAGTTAGCGATCCAGTCAGATCAGCCCGCACTTGAAATGTATCAGACTCTTCATCATCCATTTCAAATTCTAAAAATCCTCCACGTTCTAACCCTACACCTTCACCGGCTTCAATGAAATCAGCTGTTATATACCAGATATATTCATACTGTGTTATATAAATTTCTTGTTCAATAGAAACAGTGTCATAAGAATTTATATTTTGAGGAAGTGGAGCATTTAATTTTAAAACTAAACTTGCAAGATTTGGATCTGTCGATTCATCAATAATATAATTAACAATTGGGATATTTCTAGCCTGCGTTATTCCTAATATGAAATCATAATAATATATTCCACCCTGTGTTAAAATACCATTTAAGTCTAATGAAGAATTTGCAGCATCTATTAAGTTGTTTAATTCATCTCTAATTAATAATCGTATTTCCTTGCGAGACGGAGAAATTTCACTGATAAAAAAATTATATGTGAAAAAGGGATTATGAAGAAAATCAAAAAATAATCTATAATTACCTTCTGAAATTTCTTGATTAAATTTTAAAGTATCGCTTGGTTTAGTATAAAAATTATTATAATTATCTTTATATATTTTAACTTGTGGATCGCCATCTGTTGTCCAATCAACCCAGGATTCTTGGTTAGAGTCTGTTGGAGAATATATAATAGGGGTATTAGAAGAATCGAAATTTGAATAGAATGAATTAATATAATTGCCAGCTTCACTAAAAACAGACATTTTAATATAATGCCCATCAATTGGATTAAAAACAATAGGCTCTCCTTGAGACTGACCTCTAATTAATTCTAGCTGTTCGACACTATAATTATATTCAAATCTAGGCATTTATTTTAATCCACATTTTAATATTAAAAATACAATTCATTAATAGTTATATCTAACACATTTGCAGCCTTTTCTGGATCTATTGATGGCGTGGGCGATTCATAAAATTCAACAAATTGACTAACATTATCTTGAAAAGAAACATTAGAAATATCACCAGCACTAAAATCAATTATATCACCACCAATTGAAAGAGCAAAAAGACTATTTACTTCATCTTCACCAGATTGAGTTTCTATTGTAATCTGTTCTATAGGATAATCAGATAATTCAAAATATGCATTATAAATATAATTAATCAAATTAATATCTTCTTCATTAGCTTTTATACTACTTCTATACAATACAAGTCTTTCAGCGTCCGATCGAGGCATATTGTTTCCGACTCTCTGAATTATTCCATTTCTAACAATTTTTTGAAATTCTGATATAGTTTTTCCAGCATTGATAAATATATGAAAATGTTCAATAAGTAATTCTGAAATCCTGTTAACAATATCATTTTTAGTTACTGCCATATTCTTATCCTTTATGATCTAACAACAAACTCAAAATCATCATCGTAAATAATTTCTTGTCCATCATTGTATTTTAATTTATACAAAATTTTATATGCTCTATTTGGATTAAATCCATTCATCCATTGAATAAAATAATTGCTTGTTGAATCACAACTCATTGACGTATAAGCACTAAATGGTATAATAGTTTCTCCTGTTGCCATATCAACAAACGAATATGATCCGCTACCTTCAGTTATAAATGATCCTGTAACAGTCTGAACAGAAGTTGAAAACGTTTTTTTAATATATCTTTTTCTTGGCATAACACGAAACTTTACTTTATCGTTTTCTTTATAACTCTCTTTAAGATATTTCATATATAACATATAGTCTTCCTCGCCACTAGCTGTCATAGGTAATAGACTTCCCGTATTGCTACCAGTACATGGTTTGTGATCGTCCCATCTTATTTCGAGTTTTGGAGAATATATTGTATTTGTCTGTGTTGACAAAAACTTTAATTGTCCATATGTTTGATTGTCTGTTTCTTGACTTCCACTAAATCGCAAAATAAATCCATAATTTGAAGTACCAGCCAACCACTTATTAACAATATCAGTAACATTCATTTCTATATCCGGTGATTCGTATGAAAAAGATTGAGATGCTTCATATCCACTTCCACTAATGTAATATCCACCATGTCTTAATGTTCCATCATCATGACTCCAGCTTACTGCACTTGAACCTGGATAATAATTTCTATTTTCCCAGCTAACTCCATTTGTTACTTTTGGATTATCATTAAGCTTTCCAGCTCCCTCATCCCATGATTGAGATAATGGAAAAGCCGATAATTTATATTCAGTAGATAAATCTTGAGTTCCATTTGTTTCATACAATCTTAAATAAAATTTAGGATTTACAATGTTTCCATTTACAATTGATTGTGACACATTTGTAAACTCTGTTCCAGCAAAGGAAATAAGAATCCTTGTTGGAAAATCAAATTCTTTATTCCAAAAATCTTTTTTTAGATCAAGAATTTCATCTTGTCCAAAGTTTTGATCTGTAAAAGATGCTCCATCAATATGATTAGATCCAGATGAAATTGTCGCATCTTTTGTACTATATATAAAATAATGCATTAGTTAACTCTCCCTTTTATATTAAGATTGGGATTCTTTAATTCAAACACTGCAGGAGTTTTTGATGGTAAAATTATTCCATCTCTATAAGCAGCCTGAAAATCAAATTTATATCCATATCCTAGTTGACCCTCAACGCCATCATTTACCCAGCCACCCTCGCTCTCTTCACCAGCTGTCATACTCCATTTTGTATACCATAATGGTGGAACAAATGCCCCAATACCAGTTCCACTTTCTTGCCAATTATTGTCTTGAGTAATACACACATAATTGAGAGCTCTTACTCCTTCTATTCCCATCAATTCATATTCAAGTTGACTAACGTAAATTGGTTGTCTAAATTGCATATTATCAATTTTAAAATAATCAATAATTTTTTGAATACATTTTAATTTAATAGTCTGTTTGTTTGCATTTTTATGAGCAAAAACATCAAATAGAACACCAAAATTAATAATAAAGCCCTGTCTTAAATTAACATCATCAGTTATTAATCTAAACTGATTTAAATAATTTTTTATATTAATTCCAGTTGGATCTGCTGGTGTTGTAACTAGATTCTTGACATTGTTATATGAAAGTGTATAAATGTCAATTGTTCCCACTTCTGATCCTACATATCCCTCTTGATCAGCTATTGGTTTAGATCTATTAACATGTATTTTTGAAACGCTTCCAAACTTAGCTGGCAAATTCATAACTCTAGCCTCATAATCTTGTTTAGTTACACAACGATTTTGTGTTTTAAAAAAAGCATGTGCACGATATCTAGTCTCATCAATTGTCTCTTTTTCAGATCCTCCTGTAGCTGGCTGTTGATTTGTTACAGCTATATTATCTGAATTTGTATCTATATAATTATGAGTTGTCAAATCTCCAGTTGCTACGTTTGCTGATAATCCACCTCCAACTCTATATGTTACAGAAAGAGTTGTATGTGCTGGTGTTTCGCCCAACGTTGCATAATCATCTCCCAACGTTGGATCAATTGATGTTGTTAAATCTTCCATTACTCCTGGAATTGTTATACCAACCTGTTCAACTTGTTGGAAAAGAGATTCTAAAGTTTGACCACTTCTTAAAATTCCATTTCCAAATATAATAGAAGTCGTATTATCATCGTTTGTTTCAACAATAAAACGTTTCTTTGTTCTAATAAATTCCAAAGTATAAGGAACTGGTAAATCTAATGTTTCAGTAGTTGGAGTTTCAATTGTCGCATATGCACTTGTTCTTTCATTTCTAGTATAATGTGTCTCAACAGGAACTGCATCTTGTGCTAAATAATCCACTTCATACCAAGTATTACCATTTAAATCTTTAATATTAATAATCTCAATAACATCTGTATCAGCTAATGTTAATTCTAAAAACTTTGTTGGTATACCAACTGTAAAATCTCTTGTTTTTGTTTTACCAGAAACAGCCCTTACTTTTCTTGTTACTGTCCACTCGTTAGTGAGTCCTTGATCATTATACCCTGTTTGACTAATTGTGAGATCAGCAGACCCGCTTGATGTAAAATCAATAATGTCTAGAGTTTCAAAAATAATTTCTGAATCTGACGTAGATGTAACTTGTGTTCCTTTCCCAACTGTAACTAATTCAGTATAATCTGGACTATTACCATCACCAGTATCAGAAATTTTTTGTTCAAATGTTAAATTAACAAAAGCTGGTATAATTGGCTTAACTTTATATCCTAACGTTTTAGCAATATTATTGACGTTTCTTCTCTCTTCAGCCAATGGTAAGAGCATTTCCCTATATTGTTGATCAATATAAAATGATAACACATCGCCAACATAAGCAGCCATTTCTATTAGCATCATTCCTGGAGATGTCTCATTAAAATCTCTATATGTACTTGGAAAATATACTTTAGCATACTCAACGAGATTGTTTTTAAGACTTGTGAAATCTTTATTAATATAATTTACATTTGTTTCTCTAAAATCTTTACTTGTATATGACGGCATATTTATTCTCCTTCTATTACCATTTGAATGCTTTCAGTAGTATTTGGATCTTGTACAATGTTAAATAAGATAAAAATTGATAATTTATTTTTTCCAATTGGATCTGTCTCGCTCATATCAATATCTAGCTTCTTAATCTTAACAAATGGTAACCAATAATTGAATGTATCAAGAATTTCATTCTGAACGGTGATTCTTTTTTCATCAGTAAATTGTTCAAAAAGATGTTTTCTTAAATTTATACCGAGATTTGGTTGCATTATTCTTTCACCTCTCTCAGTCATTAATAGAAATCTTATATTACTTTTAACAGCCTCAATTGTTGTACTGTTAGAAGTAAACCAACCTTCTGCTCCATCTGATTTGCGAAATGGATAATCAATGCCAATAAAAACATTGTTATCTCTATCAACAATATAAGGTTTGCGTGTTATGTCTTTAATAGCCATTATCGTCTTATGTTGGCTGCTTTTTCATCAACTCGCTTCATCAAAGCTCTATAATCTTTTGTTTCAATATTTGTATTATCATTTTGATTAGATTGATTGTCTGTTCTAGCCGCAATAGTTTCTACATCTTCAGATGTGTATTTACCAAGTGTTCGCCACTCTCCAGATTGAGCTGTCTCATTTAACAAACTATTTAATGTTGCATCTTTAACATATTTCATTTTGTTCTTAAGCAGCGATTTAGATTTGTTACGAACTACTGGAACACTTTTATTTTCTTGCTTCAATTTCATTTTCTTTATTTCGCTTCGAAGTACTAATTTAACTTCTTCTCTTACAATTTCTCTAATTAATAATTTTAATTCTGATTTTTTCATTTAAAATCTCCTTATGTTTCAGCAATTTGATATAATATGTCTTCAAATTCCCATATCAAATTATCAAAATCTTCTCCACTTGGTCCTCCAAGTTCTATTGAAACTCCCTCTAGATCCTCAAGAGACATTTCATTTGCACTATACATATCAAACAACATTATTGTGCCTTCATATTCAAATTCTTCATCTTTGAGTAAAGCATAATTTATAATGATTTCGCTTGTGTCTCCATCATAATCGGGGATATCACATTCACCAGTTTCGCAATTAGACGCCAAGTCTGCAGCTTCCTCAGAACTTAATTGTGCCTCAGTATCTTTTCTCCAAATTGACAGTTGAGAATTGCTAAAGAGCTGAACATGAGGCCAATCTTTGAATTTTGTCCAGTTACCACCCCAGAGTTTTGGATCTACTTTCATCCTTTCTCCAAACACAAGTTTAGCAACTCTACCAAGAGCTTCCCAAAACGCGTCATTTCCATCAGGAACTCCACCACCCGTAAGGTGAAAATCGCCTTCATTTCTCTTCATGCGCACATCTATAATATCAGCAGCTTGAGCAGCAGGTTTGCCATCTTTCAAAGTATTGTGAAAGCTAAAATCAATTGTTGACCAGGGGGGTTTCATCGACTTTAAAACTGCCTGCTCTTCTATTGTTCTGTATCCATAGTTCAGTTCTGGCTGCCATCCCCCATATTTCCGTTCTTTTAGTTTAGATATTATTCTCTCAACTATTGGCTGGAGGCGCGGATGCAAACTATCCATTTTCTCTGCTTGCGTTGCCTTCCAAGAATTTCCCTCTGAACCGATAGAACCTGGAAAA